CATTATAATTAAATTCATTATAATTAGCCGTAAAATTATCATTCATACTATCTAAAAATGCTCTAAATACCATTACGTCTGATTTATTAGGTGTGTATGGATTTACAGCTTCAATTCTAAAACGTATTAAATCTCTTACAGCATTACTTTGAAAATCTTGATCTGATTTAAAAACATCTAAAGCATTTATTAAATCTACTGTGGTTGTTCCTAGTGTTGGGTCACCACCTGGATTACCTAAATTGACTCTTTCTTCTCTATGGTAAGATTTACCATCTTTTCTTGTTTTATTATAATTATCTTCTGTTATTTTACCTAAAGTAGCTAAATAATTTTTTACCCTAGATGTACTATTTAAAACATGAGAATCAAATGTTGTATGGTAACCTAAACCAATATTTTTATCTCTTAAATTTAAATCCTCTAAAGCTTTATCACTAGGTTTTTCAAATAAAATATTATTAACATTAAATATTCCATTTATATCATTTTTATCTTCAGCAAAAAATCCTATGTTTTTAGGACCTTCATATCTTAAATCTTGTTTAGTGTTAGTATTACTATACTTATATATATTTGTTTTACCAATACCATAGGTTGAACCAGGACCCCCCGTATATGAATATAGTTCTTCATTAGGGTTTGCAAATGCTGCTTTGATTTTTTTTCCTACGTTTTGGGCAAATTTACCTAATCTAGATTGTTTCTTTTGTTCTGTTTCTATAGGACTACCATCTGCATTATGGGTTTGACCAGGTACCGCAGAATAATTAGATCTGTCTGCAAAAGGGACTTCTGTCATTGTTCCTGCTACATTAACCATTGCTGTTTTAAAACGTTCTTGTTGGGGGGATGTGCTTATATTTTTATCAAATAAATAAAGTAATCTGTTAGTGTTGCTACTTTTTCCTGAAAAGTCAGGTGATGAATAATTATTTGAAAATTTTTTTTCATCTATATAACCTTCTTTAGCAAAAGGTGTTTTACCTTGTCTATTAACATGTAAACCAGTACCTTGTCCTACTATTTGAGCTAATGTGTTTATACCAAAATTGTAAGTTCTATGGTTAGCTGGAGAACCTAATATTCCTCCTACAGATGGTTCGCTAATTTTAGGATTTGATTTTTGTAATCCTATTTGTTTTGCTAAAAAAGTAATACCTCTATTTGATATTAAAAATTTACCTATTCGGGTAGTATCTTGCAGTAATCGTTCAGTATGCATTAATACACCACCTCGTATAAAACCACCAGTAATTGCATTAAACTGTGATGTTCCACCTAAATTTATACCACCTTTAATAAAGGGTTCGTTACTAAACCCTTGACCAGGTCTGTCATATGCAGTACCTTTTCCATAGGTTAAGTCTTCAGCTGTTGAAGTTGCTAGATCCCCCGCAGCTAAGTCCGATTTTAGGTTTTTTAAAGCCATTAATTAAAGTTTAGCCTGGTAAATTATTTAAATATTGTCCTGGTGTAGCTCCATCATTTCTATCTTGAAATGGTGAATTTGATGAACCACCAGGTACCTGTTTTAAAGAATCAATGTGTTTTTGTGATGCTGCTTCTTGTGGTAATTGAGACTGCGGACCTGCTGCCCCATCTAAATCTTGAAATTGAGATTTATTTGGTGATGGAGTGTATGTTAATCCTGTGTTTGTACTTTTTACATTTTTAGTTAACATGTCTACTAAATGATCTCCTGTTGTACTTTGAAATGGAGATTGTGATTGTCCACTGTCAGAAAAATATCCACCATCACTAGGTGAATTTTGTCCTACTGTATTTCCTTTTACACCTGTTTGATTTCTATCAAATAATGATTTTTTGTCTTTTAAACTCATAATTGTTGTGTTTTATTATACATATAAATTAAGCAAATTTAGACTCATATCTTGCTGTGCTTTGGTATCTTCCTCCATTTGATGTTGTACTATTAGCACTAAATGAATCATATTTTGTTGAAACATTAACTTGGGCTTTAGACATTGCTGAAGCCATTTTATCATAATCTATTTCTGCTCCTCCTCCACCACCAAGGTTAGTTCCTGCTAATAATATTGCATCTTGGTTATTAAAATTAATTGCTCCTTTATTTTTAGTAACAAGCATATTATCACCATACATTGCATCATCTGCTTTTGATGCATTACTTATAGCTCCTATCATTGCTGCTACTCCTGCTAGAGAGGCTGCTATTCCAAAAGGGCCTAATTTTGCATTTCCTGCAAATAATTGTGCTACAGCACTTGCTATTTGAAGTTTTTTAAATAACATTAAACCACCTATAACTAGTCCTATTTTACCAGCCATTGTTCCTAAACCATCAGCAATTAAACCTACAAAATCTACTATAGGTGAAAATATTGATGCTAAGTCAATAGCTAATCCTTTTACTTGTTCTAATACTTTTGCAAACTTTTCTTGTGTGTCTAATGCTTTTAGTTGTTGAACTGATTGTGTATTTCCACTAGAGATGGCATCTTGTAATAATTGTGCTCTGTTTTCTTCTGTAATTAATGAATTAGCTAATTGGTCAGCTGTCATACCAACAGACTTGGCTATTGATTCTTGTTGTATAGCATTCATAGAAGTAAAATCATTAAAATCACCTACATTAGCTGCTATTTCTGCGGTAAGTGTTTCATAATCTCCTGTTAGTGCTGCTAATCTTGCCCTCTCTAAATTAAGTTGTTTACCCGTAAGTAATTCTGCTTCTAATTCGGCTGATATAGAAGATTCAAAATCTAATAATTGTTTACCTGAAGCTGCTACTTGTTCTAATTCAAAACCTAATGCTTTTGCTTGTGTTACTGCTCTTGCTATTGCTTCAGGATTAGCTCCTAATTGGGCTCTAATTTGGCCTGATATTTTATTTGAGTCTTCTAAAACTGTTTTTAAACTAATTTGAGCTCCTGTTTGTGCGTTTACAGCATTTACTGCGTTTTCTTGTGTTTTAAGAGACTCATCAAAAGTCATCCCTAATCTGGCAGCATCTCCTGATAATTGTGATGTAGCTTCAGCTGACATTACTTGGGCATCTAATATTGCTGTAGCACCAACTAATATATCTTTATTAAAAACAGCGGCTGTTTGAAATTCTGCATTAAGGGCTTTATTTGCTTTTAATATAGCTTCAGTAGTTACCCTTAAATCATTAGCTGAAAATGCAGCTGCTGATAATTCAGCTCTTACAATTGTTGCTTCAATTCCACTTACCCCTAAATCTTTTTGAAGTTGTGTTACGGATTTATTACCCGCTAAAAGAGCTTTAACAACACCCGCTAAAAATGCTTGGGCTATTTTTGCTGATCCTGCTATGTCTTCAAAATTTCCTTTTAATGCACTAGATAGTGTTCCCGATTTATCTAATTTATCTAATTGATCACCTAAACTTTCTGATATGTCTGCTCCAAAACCTTTTGTTTTTTGGGTTTCTTTATTTTTTGCTTCAAGTTTTTTAAGTGTTTTTTCTTCAGCCCCAAAAGTATCTAATACTGATTCTCTTAATTTTTCTTTTTGTTGTCCTGAAAGTCCTTCTGCCCTTAATATTTTCTCCATAGTAAGTTGTTTTCTTACTTGAAGTTTTTCTATTTTTTTATCTATTTCTTTTTGAACATTTGCACCTTTATTTATTTTAAGTTGGAGATTTACATTTTCCTCTAATCCCCCAGACATTTTTTTTATAGAACCTACTATGTCTCTTTCATAAGATTTAGCTATTTTAGCTCCTACATTATCAATACCATTAAGGTTATCAATAGCATCTTCAAATAGGTTAGATAGAGTAGCTGCAATAGATTTATAAGCATTATCTAAAAATCCAGCTTCTACTACTTGTTCTTGTACAAGTTTTTTACCTTTTTCTAATTCGTCGTTATTAGCCATAATATAGTATTATTCATTAATAAATATGAAAAAAAGAAAGACATCGATGATGTCTTTACTTTAAAAATTATATGTTGAAGAAGGATTTATATTTGGTCCTACTGGTCCATTTGATGTAGAACTTGAATTACCTCTTTTAGCTTCTTCTATTTTTTCATTTTGTTTTTTATTATATTCATTTATTTTTTGAATATGATATCTTCTCATCCAAATAGGCATGTTGTATATCTCTGAGTGTATAAATCCACCACCGCCATGGTACACCAGATCATGTATTTGAGTAAAGACTTGGTTTCTATATGTCAGTGTCAGGCCAAAAAAAGTTAAGACCAATAGGTATTGTTATTTTAACGAAGTCCCCATTTTTATCTTCGTGTTCATAAGTTAAATCAATGTCTGGTTGTACTTTAGCTATATAATTTCTTAATTCTCTAGCATCTCTAGCAAGTAATTCATTATCAACAAATTCTCTAATAGTTTTTGTTTCAGAATTACCATCTACAGAAGTAATCATATATTTCATCCTAGTAGATACATTTGATGATGATTCTTTATTTAATCTTTTTAAACCTTTCATTTCAGATGATATTGCTTTTTCATCTCCATGAGTTAAAAGTTTAAAAGTAACTTCTTTTTTTGCTGTAGGTAATGTATAGAAAAACTTATTTTCATTATTTGTTATTAAAGATTCATCTAATGATTTATCTTCTACTTTTGTTAAATCTGCTTGGTGAGTTTCTCCCTTATGTTCAAATTCATAGTCTTTACCGTAACCTAAAATACGAGCTGCTATTAATACAGCATTTTTATCTCCTAACAATAAATCATCATAATTAATTGGAGTTATAATAAGAGATTGTAATAATTTATCAATTACTGTTCCATTTTCAATTAAATTTTGATTAGTTAATATATCTTCTTCTCGAGCTGTCATGTATTTCATTGTAATGGCTCCTTTAGATAAGGGGGATTCTTTTGGATAGAGTAAACCTTTTGAGGGTAATGTAACTTCCTCTGTGGGAAATTGGTGTTGTTGTTCCATAACGTTATTTATTTATTAAAACTAGTTCGGATATACATATATGTAAAATAAAGAAAGCGCCAAAAAGGCGCTTTTTCTTTATAAAAATATTACTATTAGTAATTTAAGATGGCATAATCCATTACTATAGTCATTGAAATGTTTGCTGGTGAGTCTGAAGTCCAGTCCATATCACCAAAGTTAGCATTTTGACAATAAGCTCCTTTTAAGATCCATTCTTCAACTATATCACCTACTGGTCCTAATGTGTTGATTCTAATGTCTTTTTTATAGAAATCAGAATAACCATCTCTACCTGTAACTGACTCATGTCCTAATCTTACCCATTCCATTACTGCTTGAGCGCCTGATGGAGTGATTGGGTCATATAAGTCACATGTAATGTTTTCCCAATTTGCTTTACCTTTAATTTTTCTTTTCACGTTAATGTGATCAAGAACTACTTCACCAAAAGAAATTTGTGGTCTTTGTATTTTCTTAATAAGGTATGCTGGAATTCCATCAATAAACATTATAAACCTATTTTGTAATTTAGGTTCAAATGCTGTGAACATAGTTTCGTTTGTGTCTAATATTGCCATCTTTTTATTTTATTTATTGTTCTATTATAAATATATTATTTTTTAATTTTTATGAATCAAATGTTGCTCCAGTTGGTAGTACATTGAAATCTAAGATTATAAATTCAGCTGTTTTAGTTGGTTGTAAAAATATTTGACCAACTAATTGATTTCTATCAATTTCAGCTGCTGTATTATTATTTTCATCCATTTGTACTCTAAAGGCAAATAATCCTTGTCTTTGTTGTACTGACTCTAAATATGGGTTTACTATATTTAAGAATCTATTTCTAGTAGCTTGTGTATTTTGTTCAAATACTAAGAATTTAGAAGAACTTCCAATAAATTTCTTAAGAGCAATTAATAATCTACGAACATTAATTCTATCTAATGCTGAAGCTTTTTCTTGAAGCGTTTTTTGTCCCCAAATACAAACTCCAGTTGCTGGGAATGTTGCAATTGGATTAATTTTAGCATCGTATAATGTGTCTCTTTCAGCTTGATTTAATCTTGTTTTAGCTTCTAATACATTTCCTAATACACCTCTATTTAAACCTGCTGGTGCAAACCATTCTGCAGCAATTGCGTCTGAAGCTGCTATAGCTCCTGGTA